CTTGCATTGCTTGAATGAATTGCTGCACTGCTGCTTCACTTGCTTGGGCTGATCCACCACCAATCTGAATAGCTTGTGTAACCGTTTTGGTTAAATTTAATGCTTGTTGCTGGGTCATACCCATGTCTTTACCAACAGCATTCAAGCGAGCAAACAAACTGCCTGTAGCATCAAGGCTAGAGTTAGTCATTAAAGCAACTTGGTGCACACCAGCCATTGCTGATGTGAAATCACCACTTTCTTTGGTTGCAATATTAATGCGTGTCGAAAGGTTAGTGTATGAGTCAGCAGCAGTCGCCAATCCACTCACAGTAACACCAACACCCACTGCTGCCATTGCTGCAACCAATGCATTCACAGCAAACCTTGCGCCATTTATGCCCTGTTGCAAGCCAGTAGTGTTTGCAAGCAGATTTAATCGAAAGTCTAAATTCCCAGCCATGTTTTTCCCTTAATTTTTAGACATAAAAAAGCCCACATAAGTGGGCTAAATCTAGGAATAAAAAAACCCACTCAATGGCGGGTCTGTAATAATCTTAAACCTTTATTTTTGTATCTTACGATTCACTACATAGAAAGATGTTGAAAGCGATAAATTATTAATTGCTTTGCAAAAATTGGACGAAAGAGTAAAAAAGCACCCCAGGGTGCTTTTTTGATTACCTACCACATTGTGAACAAACCCACCGATTTGCTACTGCGGATGCTGGTTTAGCAATCATATGCCATAGAAGTATAAAGACCCATATCATTAACCAAATTCCTGCGGTAAAGATTGTTAAGACTAGATGCATCAACCAACTCATTTCTTTAATATTTTTTTGATGCAGAGTCTGCTTTCCGCACGACTTACAAAACATCATTTGTTGAGCTACTTTAGTTGCCATTTCAGTATTCCTCTCAACGCCCGCTACGAATCGTAGTAACTTTGCCATCTTCAATCACAACGACAAATGTTTTGCTATTGCTGTTATAAGTCAATTCACGCACTGAAACGTCTTTACCACCTACGTTTTTAACGTAGTCATAATGCGATGTTGGTTGGCCTGCGGCTGCAACGACTTCACCATAGCTTTGACCTTTGCGAACTTGCTTACCGTTAATGCTTGCCCCTGCTAAATTTGCATTTGCTAATGTAAAAACAGACATCAAAGCAGCTGTAATTAATAATTTTTTCATGAATTTACCCCTCGTTATAATTGGATAAATCATAACCTGCTAAAATTCACAGCACAATGTGAATGTTACTGGTCTTTCTCAAGACTCTTAATGAATTCATTGAACTTCTTATTGATAGCATTCTGTGACCTGGTCGCTATCGCAAAATTACGCATCTTCATGCGCTCGGCTTTTTGAGCTGCTTTGAGGTAGTGACGGAATGAACCGTAGCTCATTTGCATGATGCTTTCATGTGAGTGACCATTGGATGCCAACAACTGAAATACATCAAACCAACTGTTCTTTTTACGCGGATCCACATCGTCCCGGTGTTTAGGTTTTGACTCAGAAAAAAATGCGTCATTCACCTTAATCACAGCATCCAATAACAAGATATTAATTTCGCCCTCTTTTTTGAATAGATCGATGACCTGTTCAATGTTGCGTTGCAAACAATGGGCTATCAATTGCGTCGATTCAAATGGATGAGTATCAAAAATCTTTTGTGTGGTTTCATCTGAATGATTATTCAAAAAGTCTTTAATGACCTGCGCTGCACCCGACCACTCATCAAAGTTATGCATCTGCAACTGGTGCACCAATAGATCGCCAACTTTGACAGGTCGATTTGAAGCTATAAAAAAATCATTCATGATGAAATCTCAAAAAGTACAGGCACAAAAAAAGATGCCTAATGCATCCTATTTAAGTGCCTGTAGTGGGTTTATGCAGCTTTAGGAATTTGGGTGTAGTAACCGTATAAGCCAAGCGCACCATCTTTGTCTTTGGTCAGATCACCCAAGGCATCACCACTGATTTCGTAAGAACCAAACTCTTCATGAATTAGGCCAAAGCTCGAATCGGGCGATTTAATTGTACGGTGCAAAGCTAAGAACACTTTGTCTTTGCTGATCTTATCAATGCCTTCAAAGAACAATGCATATTCAGCACCGAAATCAGATGCGATCGTAGTGTGTGTCACGGCGCCAGTCGTGTACCCAATAACAACTTTTGGCAAATCATCAAGAAACTCGATCGTGCCATAAATTGCATCTAGCTTATATTTCGTTGATTCAATAGGAACTGGTATTGATGCTCCATCAGTCACTGTTGGTACAGTCAAATTAAAACCATCCAGTTTGATCTTTTGACCTTTAGTGACTGCACCTAAATCATGGTCAGCTACGGTTTTGGTTGCGACTGCGACATTTTTACCTGACAGGATATATGCTAGGTTATCAGCATCAACCTGCTCAAGTGTGCCGCTAAACGAAACCGCTGTAGTGTTGTATAGCACTAAATCGGTCGTATCATCACCTGACATTGACTCGGTGTGCTCAATCTTGTCAGCAGTGATTTCAAGCGTAAAGTCAGGAATGTTGCCAAGTTCACGCATGGCACCAACAACGCCTTCAACAATTGGGGCAAGGGAGAACTTACCACGTAATGAAATGTACTTCTTAGCCATTCGCAGGTACCTCTTTAGTTTTTGGTTTAACTTCTACTTTTACCTCTGGCTTGATTGCTTCAATCACACCATCATCTAAAAGCTGTTTAATTTTGACTTGTGGTAGATCACCCACAATTTGCCCTTCCATCCATGGACCAATTGGCTTTAAGGCTTTGTATTGCGTTTTCATAATTTACCTAATTCACATTAAAAATTTTTGCTTCAAATAAAAAAGGCATCCACAATTTTCCTGCCGCACTCATATGTTGAACGCCAGCATTCGCTCGCTGTAAAATATCAACCCCAACTAGATCAGCATCAAAACCTTGTAATTTTTTGAGAACCTCAATAATAAAGGGACTGGCTTTCTTGCGAATTTCAATCGTGTTTTCAAGTTGCGATCCAGCTTCTTCAACTGCCAACACAATCAACCACTGCTGATAAATGCAATTTACCTGACCATTATTGAGCGTCTCACCTATCCGATCATCGATATAAATCACACTAACAGATGGGGATACAGTAGCACCCTGCATCATATCTTCGATAGAAAAGTGGGTATAAACCGCCTCAATACCATCAATTGTTTTGAGTTGATCAACAATCGGTTGCTCAAGTGCAAAGTAATCACCGTTTTGCATCTTTTAATACCTTCTCTAGATAGTCTTCGATTTCAAGCAGCATATTTTGCGCATCATCTTCTGACACGCCCAAAATTGGGCGTGCAGGATTTACAACACGCTTAGCACTCACCCAACCACCCTTTGGCGTTCTGAACTTTAAATGAGGCTTCGATTTGGGGGTGATGACTGCACCATAATGAAACCAAGGTGCATAAACCACATTCGTTGCGATCTGCACACCACCATTACTTGTTTTAGCAAAAAACGAGTTAAGCAAACGACCTGTATCACGCCCCGTTTTTCCACCCTGAGCAATAGCACGCCAGGACTTTTGCCAAGGTTTGCCATTTGGTGCTACCCCGCGATCAAAACGATCATGAATACCATCGAGTAAAATATCGCCGAGATCGTTAAACAGAGGCTTAAGATCACTCGTCTCTTTTACAACACGAGCAAGCCATTGATTAAGCTTTTCTTGCCCCTGAAAGTAGACCGAATCACGTGTCATAATCCACCTCACATGGTTGGCATTTTTCCAAGCACATCATCACCAAAAACACCGCCTGTGTAAGTTGTGCCTATTGGTGCTGTTGATGGTGATTTAGTTGCTACCTTTACCTCTTCAGTTATCTCATTTTTCACTAGAAGCTTAGCTTTACCTGAGGCAACCAACTTTAAGTAACTGATAGCATCCTCATAACGCTGACGTACTTCTTCAGATGCACGACTTTTCCAGAGCAGGTATCGAGCAATATCACATACATAAATCTTGAGATTTTGCGGTGCACCTTCCAGTGGCACAGTGTAATAAGCGCAGATGTAACCATCAGCAATCTGACTTGCATCATCCAATGCAGTATTAATCGATTGGCTTTCTGTTAATCCACGCTCAAGCTGTGCAACCTCAGGAACACCGTAACGCAACTCAAGATCAGCTTTAGTTGCGTACATAGATCACCTTACTTATCAGCAGTAGCTTTCTTGGCTTCGGTGGTGGCTTTCTTTAAAGCGGCTTCTGATGAGGCTAGTGATTTTTCCAAGCCTTCAACTTTCTTTTGAAGCTCTGCCACTTCTGCATCAGCCTTATCCTTAC